CTATATTTATACAATCCGTTTTTCCAAGTTCGAAGTCTCTCCCTAAGTAAGGAGATGCCCCTTCTTCTAGTGAATCAAAAAATTCATCACTTTCTATATTATATAATATAAATCTTTCTTTATTTACTGTATAATTTTGTTGATCTCCCAAGGAGAAGCCTCCTTTCCCTGACGGGTGAGAATGATAGATGGCTTCTATTTTTCCATAATTAGAAAATTTTATATAATCTCGTGGAGAAACTCTAAAATTAGACTCAGGCAAAGAAGAGGTATTAATGCACGGGTGCGCTTCAGTACCCTTGTTAGTAGACACTAATACCCCGCAACATTCCCGGGGGCTTTCCTCGCGGGCATGTTTTTTTATTTTCTCTTTATTTTTTTTTGTGAGTATCATTTTACTGACGCTTAATTGCTGGAAAACCGCCAAAAGGAATTGCGGCGCCATATGGGCTTCCTTGTAGGGCAGTGTTGAGTTTCTTGTCCCACCTTAACTTACATGCCCCCAGATCTTTTGCACACACATCTGCTACCCAATAATCTTTATCAGGGGGTGGTGTGTTTTCGGGTACATCTGCGGACGAAACAAAATAATAATTTATTTTGTTATGGGTTACATAGACAGTGCTTTTTTTGGGATATTTAAGAGCCGGCTCCCACGGCACGGGGGTATTTGTTGTTTCGGGGGTGTATCCCTCTACAATGCTTGAAATAGTTTCATTATTTTCTGTAGCTATAGGAGGAGCGTTTGTTGGTATCATCGTCTTGTAAAACATCTGAAATGGCTCTGAAGTTCGTTGTGCCCTTACCATGCTGGAATACTCGTAAGTACACCCCTGTCCCCGGTACGTCCATGGACATCGGGTCACGTTAAAAATTCTTTGTGGAATTTGAAGCTCTTCAAAATTAATAAAAGAAGCTAATTCAAATTGGATAGATGATTTATCTTCGTGTGATTTTCTATCTATATAAAAAACATCCGGGGGGAAATAAGAGCCTTCATCTGGAGCAATATTCTTAGGAATATCTTCATATAGTCTTTTATTTAGATCGGGAGTTCCGTCTGCTTTTAATTCATACCAATTTTTATAATCTAAAAACTTTGCAAAAGTTCTTATACGGTTTACCCGAGCGCCTACTAGATCATTAAGATCTTTAAGAAGATGTTTAAAAATAGCAAATTGAGGTGGACTTTTTTCCGTGCTAACACTTAAGCTTAGCTTGGGGGTAGCGGCTACACCATTAGAGTTCATTTCAAAGCCATCCGCTTGTATGGGTATAGCTTTATATAGGTTATCTTGAAACCAAATATTTCTTGAAATTAATTTTAAGTTATTATGAAATCTAAATAAATTTATTTCGGGATTATGTATATTCACTTCTAGCGAGCCTCCCAGAAATACATTTAATGCATTAAATTCTTCTCGATCTATTAGTTTATCAGGACTAAGTATATCACTTAAATCTATTTCAAATAATTCTATTAAAGCAGTGGGCGATAAAGAGGTGGCTTCCGCCTGCAAGTTCTTCATGGCCGTTTGCGCCTGTGATTTTGAAATCACCGCGCCACCGCTATCATTTTTAGGATTAACAAATTCTTCAGCCATAATGCTAATCCGGAACTTCTTCAAAAGAAACTTTTATATTAAAATTATCGCGAAAGATTACTGCTGAAGTTATTTTTTTGCATACGAAGAGCCTTTCCGTTGCAAAGGGCGCTGGTGGAGTATAAAGAAAAGCCTCTGAGGCTCGACGTACGTTTAAAAAATGGATAATAGCTAAAGTTTCTTGTTCATCTCTCCCATCAAAAGACAACTCTAAATTTAATAGATTGTTATTAATACCATCAGGAATTCTTTGGGTATATCCGTCACCATATCGAATGGTTAAAACACGAGGTGAAATTGACGTACTTTGGTTATAGGAGCAGGGCCAAAAGAATTGTGGCTTTGTTATACCAAGGATGTCCGTAGTCCCGAATCCGCCCCAAACTGGCGATCCGATGCTCGGCTCGTTGCTCTTATTACTATCTTCTAGAGAGTACCAGTAATCATTTGAATTCTCTGGCCATTCTACAATGTGGTTTTTTACATAAGTATTTTCTGTGTACCACCGAGCTATAGTGTCATATATTGATGCCATATACCTTATCCCTTCTATGTTTTACACTTTTTCTAGTCATTTTTCGAAAAATTATTATTATAATAATGATCCGGAGTGTGGCAGAGAGGCAGAAAATTTTCCAACAAAAAGCCCAGAAAATTAAAAATAAAAATTTATGGGAAAAAAGAGGTTGTCAAGTAGTGATTTCCGCGAGAAATGCCTCGGATTGGTTGCCAATTGTTCTTAATTCTATTGAGAATGCTATGAAAAATCTGGATTGGGTCATGCACTTTGCTGATGATGAAAGTGATGATGATACTTATAAAATAGTTAATTTTTTTTCACAATATAGCTCTGCAAAAGAATTTAATCTATTTAAATTTAAAAAGGCACAAACAGTGGCGGGAGCCAAAAATAGAATAATTGAGAAGACTTTAGGGTATAAAGAAGATTATCCAGCTGTATTTTTAGCAGATGCAGATGATTTTTTTACCCAAGAAAGAGCCCTTGCTCTGCCCGAGATAGCCCGAGAGCTTAATGAGGGATTCCTAGTTGGAAGCTGGTATCACTGTAAAAACGGTGAAAAAAATTTAAGAAAAGCTACAGATTCCATAAAAACAGGCAAATATGGCCCGTGGACCACCTTAATGCATGCAGATATAATCCCAGATGATGGGCAGTTATTTTATGAAGGAATGGATGCTCACGAAGATATGTTCTTATGGGATGAGTTTAAGTCTTCAGGAATTAAAACGGTACCCGTAGATAGTGTCATCGCTTGCTACTATAACGTAAGAAATGGAACAGTTTCGAGACCTTGGGACGTAGATCGGCAAAAAAAGGAGTTAACGAAATATAAGAATTTAAAAGAAGAACTTTTGGTGTAAAATGTGTAATTTATTAAGGTAAAAGGTTAAAAGGAAGAATGTCTTATTATAATTATAATAATGCCAAATTAGAGCTAGCGAGCTATGCCGGGGGGTCTTGGGGTGCAGCAGTTCCAATCTATGTCGAAAATTTAGCAATTTCTTTAACTAATAACCTAAAAGCAATTGACCTCCTACCTAATCGAAGTAGCTTTGGTTATCTAGCTGGAGGGGGAATCGACGGAAACCTTTCCTTAAGTTATTATCTAACAGGGGAAGATTTTCTGGCCAACTTCATGGAGTCTGATAATCTCATATCTGGAAATTTTGCTGGACTTTCTTTTTCAAGCGGGGTTCTAAATAGCTACTCTTTTGAGGTCCCTCCATTTGGCCCTGCTATGATTAGTGCTACTATTGCTTTTTATGGAGGCCTTAGGGGGAGGTTTGCCCCCACTCGAGAAACTCTAGACGCAGATATCTTAACTTACACCGATTGTAAATTAACACAAATCTCCGGAGTAACCCCTCACGAGGATGGAGAAACCGAACAGGTCAAAGCTTCCACTAGTGTTTCTTTTTCTTTCTCAAGTAATGTGCAACCAGTTTATACAGTCGGAGACGCAGTACCTAGAGAGTTGCGATTTAATAAGAAAACTATTGACGCCAGCATCAATGGCTATGCCTTACCTTCGTGGGACGAAGGGGTAGGTGACTTCACTAGTGATACAGAGCAACAAAATTATTTAAATGATAAATTTTTTAGTGGAATAGCCGAGGGAGAATTGCTTGTTGGTTTTAGTAATTCAAATGGCATTACGGGGCAGTCTTATAAAATCCGAGGAGCCTTAAAAGCACATAACATAAATGTAACAGCAGGTGAAAAAATTACCACCACCCTTTCATTAAGCCAAGAAAAATATCAGAATGCCCCGGCAATTACTTCCTTTACTCCGACTGCTGGAGTAGTGGGGGCAACTATAACTATTTCAGGAGCCGCTTTAGAAAATGTAACAGAAGTAACTTTCGGAGATGAAAAAAGAGAGTACACTCACTTTACGACACATACCCCAACCACAATTGTTACGACCATACCGGATGAGGCCATTACCTGTCGAGTGGGCTTAAAGTCCCCCGGTGGTGATGCAAAATTGGGAGCCGCCACAAACTACGGAGACGGCATGCCCGGCATATTCACAGTACAAGATGGAGGATTCTAAAAAATGGTAATTCTTCCTCCAACTGGAAATCTCAAAAGCCAAGTTACAATCTCTGGCTCGGGTAGTAAATTCTTTAAGATTAATGATGTTAGGGTTGGCGGAGTTTATACTAGTGGCATAACAGGATGGGCACCTACTGGACTAGCTTCGGGAGCTTCGGGTGACCCAACTGGGAATGCTGTCTATGGTGGATTAAATATTCTAGTAAGTGGAACTTCGGCTGAGTATGAAGTTGTAAACAAAAATACAATACAATTTACCGTTCCCTCTATTGACACCATAACCGGATTACAGCCAAAAGATCAATGGGTTAAATATGGTTATCCGGCCCCCATCACGGTAATCTCTACATCCAGAAACGTTACTGGGTATGCCTCCGGAATTAGTGGAGAACGTTTCACTGCTATACCGATGATTAATTATCTGAGTCCACTTTCAGGTATATCGGGGGACACAGCTTATGTAGTGGGGGATGGCCTTTTATCTGCTAGCGGTTTAGCCTTATTGAGTACCACTGGTTTTACTCAAAATGAATCAGGTTATTGGCAAGAACCGACGGGGGTAACTGGGGTTGGATTTACAGGAGACAACACTAATAATATTTTTATATATCAATCTGTAACGGGTGTTTATGCTAATACTACGGGCGATGTTACTGTTTATCTACCCTTTGAAAAAATTAATAATACAGGAATTAGTTTTACGTTACCATCTGGAAATTTTTACGGTCACGTTCAGATTCTTTCAAGCGGAAATTTAAAAAGCCAACCTTCTGTAGGAAAAATTAAACCGAGTATAAAAATTACTGGATGCACTTGGTTTCCAGAGGATGATTGTAACAATGGTATAGGTTTTTCAGGAAGAGCAATGACGATATCGGGTAGGTATTTTTTACCCGAATTGATGCACTGGACACAGGGACAATTTTTAAATACTACTGGAACTTATGATGATGAAGCTGGTTATCTAGTAGCGTTTGCTGGAGAGGGAGCAACTGGACTGTTTCTTCCTAAGTCGGGCGCAGAGATTTTTGCCTTAACAGGATACACCCCTGCCACAGCTAGAACTGGGCCCATTAGAATTAAACAAAATGAAAATATTGATGGAGAATTAACAGGTTATTATATTTCTGATAATAAATATTATGTTTCTCCTTTTGCCCCAGAGACAACACGCATGCAAGCGGGTGTCACAAATAATAGTATAGGTCTCTGGCCCCACTATCTTTTAGAGACAGGCAACTATGACTCTGGAGTATATAAGACCACAGGGTGTTGGGGCAACTGTTCCGAACAGGTTTTTTCTGTGGGGTCCGAGCCGCGAATGATGACCCAGACCGGATATTTATCAAGTGGGATCAGCGGTGCAATAAGCGGTGTTACTGGTTTCAATACTGTTTTAGATGCGGGCTTTAGTGGCTATGTAGTAACTGGGCTGGCTTCAGGCACAGGCATAATTACTGGTTATATTTCGGGTATTGTGGTACGACCAAGTGGGTATATTAATATCCCTATAACTGGCCTTCTAGAGAGCGGCATAATGACGGGGGTTACATACAGTAGCGGGGTACTTGTCAATGAGGGTTCATCTGACTCAATGATGATGCCGAATGTTTCAAGTAATTTAGGTTATCGCCCAGTTAATAGCGCGGTGCAGAATTGGTACATGAGCGGAATTTCGGGGTGTGAAATCACAGGGATCGACCCTGCACCTATAAGTGTTTGGTATCCAACAGCAGGCCCTAATGTTCAAACCTGCATGGAAGATTATCAAGCGAAGAAGGATAGGGGGGATTCTCCGCTTTACTACCTAAGTGGTTGTGAGCAGGCGTTCTTGTTTTATTTTAGCGGTCACTGGGAATATTTGGATGTCAATTCTCCTAATTTTCAACCTGATCTGATTAATTGTTTTCTTACCACGCAAGTGTTATCATCGGGGCTGGCTGGAAATACTAATTTTAACAATATTGATAGAACGGCAGCTTCTGGAAGATATGATAATAACCCGTGTGTACAAATGGCGGCAGCTTCCGCTGGTCATCCACCAACATCGCCGGGTGGCCCTCCACAGCCACCGATTTGTCCGACGGGAAACCCGCCCAACGAACCCCCGTACGCCGAACCGGTTCCGCCCTGTGACCCTTACTCTCAAGACTGGGATGATCAAGGGGGCGGTGGTGGTAATCAACCTCCGGGTCCCGGTGGGGAATCTCCTCCCCCGTGGGAGTCAGAGTCTAGTGAGAAACCTGTTCCAACGCCGCCCGCGTTTGGGCCACTAGTTAACTCCGAGCAAACTAATTTATATGGTCAACAATCAGTGGTGCGGGAAATGCCCGGTACGTGGCCCTATCCCCCATCGCAGGGACCGCAGATATGCTCGACTATCCCCTCAGTACCCATAACATCTAGCACTCTTGGAGAACACAGAATATCTTCAGTTCAGCGACCTTATAGGAATAACGCGGGCAACCGCGTTAATCTCCGTGGGAGTATCGGTATCTTCGATGCGATAAAATGGTATTCTATGGGGGGGCTTTGGACACAGGCGACAATTTGGGAAAACGGTGCGCCTAGATATGCGCGTAGCAGAACCGAGGTAGAAAATGCTCCACTTGGTTATAGGCGTATCTCTCTAGCTCCGCAGGTTGAGCCTCGCCCGAATACCATGCAAAGACAGTCGTCCGTACCAAATCCACCACTTGAGCGTACTAATGCACAAGCTTTTTCGCTACGCACGCAGACGGCTAGTCCAAGGGGAACAAGCAACACTTCCAACTGCGGTGGTAGCAAACCGGGCACTCATTCTAGTTACCCCCCACCGGGAGGTGGTCCTGCGATTCAGACAATTGACCCTAATTTTCCGGGTACTCATGAGTCGCCGGGACTGCAGCCACCACTACCAAGAAATAACCAGCCAGAGCCCCAAAACCCCGGCAGCACGGTGAGTGCAGAGGGCGTTTCTCGGGGTGGTTCACGGAGTCTAGGGAGTGTACTTTTTAGACCCGGCGAATCAATGACTGTTCCACGTGTGGGTTCAGCGGGTCCAGAGGGGCTTACACAGGACCCCACAGTTGGAGGTCGGATCTTGATGGGCGGTAGAATAGTGTCCTGTTCAACCGCATCAAACCCCTTTACAACTACAACGGTTGGTGGATCTAATGGAACTGGAGTAATTAGTGCACCCGTACAGTTTCCGTTGTGCTGGCCGCCAGAGTCTTATCAACAGCAACTCCCCGTGGGACTTGGAAACCCCGGCCTAAACCCCTCCTCGCCGCCTTTTATAACCGTGAGGATACCCTCTGTCACATCATTTGGGTATCCTAAGACTGGGCCAATTTTACTTCCCCCCGTAAATGGCCCGTGGAATGGCCAACCAATCGGGACGCAAGGATCGCCGAAACCGGGCCAGCCGCCCGCGCCGAGGGGCCCAATATTTCTTCCCCCCGAAGAGGGAACATGCGGTGTTCCAAACCATTGTATCGAAGGACACGCCAGTTTCCCTGATGGGTGTGACCAACCTCCGGTGCAAACGTTTAGTGGGGTTACAACGGAACAGGGCATAAGTGGTTTTTATATATTGCCAGACCCAGAACTAACATCTTGTGACGCTAATCAGTGTTATGGGCATGCTTTATATACTGGCTCTACCGGATATACTCTGTATGATCAAAACATTGTTTCGAGCGGTGTAGTCTATGAATTTACAGAGGTTCCTCATAATATTTGGAATCCGCAAACTGCTTTAAATGCTATTTTTTATGGTTTTTCTGGGATTGAATCCGAAGCTACGGGAGCATTTTTCCCTACAGGTGGAGAACAAAACTTTGAAGTAAATAGTAGTGGGAGCCTTAGGTTCCGAGGCGGCTATTTACAAACCGAGGCTTCATCGGGGTTAGATCTAAGCAAGGAAGATTCGTGGTCTGTAGAGTTTTGGATAAATCCTGCAATTGATCACACGGGTTTAGAACACAACCCTTACCACAGTAAAGATATTGCACTCTTTGGGTTTAGCGGTGAATACACGGGGGTAAGTGGAAATTCATTTTTCCACGTTGGGTATACCCGTGAAAGCGGCACTGCAGGAATTACTAACACTATTAAGCCATACGTAAATCTCTCAGGCATACAGTTGGAAAGTAAATACTTATGGACAGGGTGGTTTCCACAAAGCGGATACAATCACTGTGCTGTCGTTAAAGATATAACGGGTTATAGCTTTCATTATAATGGCTGTAGATATGGAGACATAATTCCAACAGGGCTTATTGATCCGCATCTTCCACAAGGAAGAACAAAATTTTATTTCGGTGGTCTTTGCACAGGAAACTTTGATTCATTTAATACTGGATATAATCAGTGTTTTTCTCCGAGCATTACTGGCTCCCCAGATGTTCCCGGCAGACTCATTAGAACTGATTTACAACTTGGATTAGAAGGTAATTTTGTAGATAGCGGTAAATACTCTCAAACAATAACCACTGGTGGTTTTCCACTTTTTGTAAATGATAATCCAAAATGTGGTTCCCAAAGTCTACTGGTAACAGGTATAGACTATATACAAACCACGGGAAGTAATTTTAATTATGGAACTGGTGATTTTACTGTAGAGTGCTGGATGAAGCCAAGTGGCGCGACTCAAGGTCTCGGAGTTGGGGGCAACGGCATGCAAACACTATGGGTACTTGGTCAGAGTAATAATAATTTTGCTACTGGAAATGGCTTAGCTTTTATATTAAATAATTATACTAATAGATTTAGGCTGTGTTTTGATTACGAAAATCCGAATCTTTCGTTTGACTTAATACCGCCTTATAACGATGTTCATTTTAAAAAGGGGGAATGGAACCACGTTGCACTGTGTCGCGAAAATACTGACTTCTTTACTTATATTAATGGGGAGCCAGCAGGTGCTTTGCAAACTGAAGATTTTGCTGCAAACCATAACACTAGGAATATTTACACTGGTATGCCAGTGATAGACGCAACGGGTCAACAGGTGTTTTTAGGGGGCGGTGTCTCGGGCCACCTATCTTATCATAAAGTAGATGACACAGGGCTCTTGTGGGAGTCACAGCCTTGTAAGTTCTTCCCAAGATATTCCACTACAAGTGGTCTGGTTGATATAAACTTTTTATCCCCGGAGCGGGAGAACATCACCTCCAGTTTTTCTAACAGTTTTATGGACACAACCTCGGGAGGTTACGAGTACACCGTCCAAGAGGGTGCTGCAGTTGAGTGTCAGGCGACGGTAGTCGCAAGATGGGGCGGCAATCAGATGCACACCACACATCAGAGGCAGCCCGTGTATCCGTGGATAGGGCAGGTCTCAAATATTACCACCAACTGGATCTATAATAGATATGGCTCAACTGGCACCACGGGAACATATGAAAACGCACAGAGCTTCCCAATCGGCTTTCGGATGAACCGCGCCGCTGGTGCCGCGCACCACACCTATAAGCACGGAGCACTGGGAACAGAGGCAGATTATGGAATTCCTAATTTTTCACACAGAGTAGATGAAAAAAACAGGTCCGCTTACGGCACCAACGCGTGTTTTGTAGAACAAATTATAACATCTATAATTACAGGGGTCACCAAGGGTGATAAGATTAATTTTTACTGTCCGCAGTGGGGAAATACGGTGCACGGGCAACCTGATATCGGTGAAGTGGCCGCGTCGATAGATAAGATAGCTGGGGGTTTCGGTGGGTCCCACATGAACCCCGGCTACGGCAACGAAGTGTTTATTAAACAACTGATCTTCAAGGAGTGCCCACTGGTTAGTTATCATGGGCAGGTTGACCAATTTATAATTTCAAGCGGATCAAAGTATACTAGTCTTCCCAAAACGGGAACTTACGACAGTGGTTGGCTAAATAGTGATCTTGGTGAAAGAGTGTATATTGATGAAATCAATGTAACAAAAAGAGCAGTATTTTCCCCCTATAATGGGAAATACACAAAGCCGGCAAGTGCCATCACCAGCGGTGTTTATACGGATGCCATGTTAAATTTTGAAATCCCGAGCGATCCGAGCAATATAATTGCTGACGGTATAACGGGAGATAGTCAATACGCCCGCGTGTTTACAACTACTTCGGTGAGTTCTCCTGCAAATAATATTGAATTTGCTACTGGAGAAGGAAAGTTTGGAACTTACGCCCTAAGATTTCCTACTGGCAGTAGGACTTATAACCGCGCAAATACCCTTGTTGCTCAAAATATAACATTGGGAGTTGAAGACTTTACCGCAGAGATGTGGATTAAACCGAGCGGCACGGCCTATTCTACCACTCTAACCGGAGCCCCAGTTGATAACGGAATTAAACGACAAACTCTTTTAAGCTTCGGAACAACAGGTAGTGGCTCTAACTTCTTCCTTTCAGGCGGCGACGGCGAACAAGCACTTGGTATAGATCTTTTTAACGGGGGTAGAATAACCGGACTAAGGCCAGATTATACCACTGGGAGTAGTGGTGAGTTTAGTCCCGGCATTCCCACTGATAGACTATTTGCCTTTACAACTAACTCTACTCAAAGTTCAGGGTCATATTTTGGGTATTGGAACTCTGGCGATTGGAATCACGTAGCTTTCACAAGGCAGGATAGAGATGTCAAAGCTTATGTTAATGGATATTTTGCGGGGATGATTAATTATAGTGGTATAGCTCTAGAGTATAGCACGTCAGCGTATGTCTCGACAGGGATAGCTGGTGTTACTCTCGGGAGCGGCCTTGATATTCAAAGCGGCCCCTTAACTCTGGGTGGTGGTTCACTTGATGCTATTGGTTATGAGGGTCTAATGGATGGTTTCAATCTAGAAACTGGATATGCAAAATATACCGGCGTATTTGTTGCACCGCGCCCGTTCGTATCCTGTCATCATCGAAATGAACTTGTGTGTCATGCAGACGGTCCTCATTATGCCCATTACTTCTTTGACTCTCATTGCTGTCCCACTGGAGGCAAGATATTAGCATGGGGAGACAGCCTAACTGTAGAGGGGTTGTATTTCTTCGATATAACTGGAGTATTAGTAGGTGACAATAGAACCCCAGCAGAAGACTGGTTCAGGTCTGATCAAACTTCACTACACGTGACTGTCCCTGCAGAATCAGTAAGCGGACCCATTACAATCGTGGGAACTGGTTTTGCACCAGTTACGGGGTGTACTTTTGAAATTGAAGCCCCACAAATGAAGATCATTCGTTTTACACCTATTTCTGGGTATCCAAACGAAGTGGTTTCGGTTTATGGCCAATCTTTAGATCTTGCACAAAAATTATATCTTTCAGGATTTTCTGAGGATAGGGTGCTGCTTCCATTTACAGGGGTAGGCACAACGGGAATAAACTTTTCTATTCCTAGTAGCGGCGCACCCTATACCCCTATCCAGTTATTTTCTCAAACAGGAATGCAAATGTCAACAGGGCTCTTGAATATATTGACTAGTGGTATTCGAAGCTTTATTCCTCTTACTGGAGTTTATGGTGAAACCGTAAGTTTCTCCGGTAATAACTTTGAACCAGATGTTGATATAGTTCTGTTCCCCGCTTACCAAGGTGAAGACATATCGAGTAGTTCTTATGTTCAAACCCGTTACGTATCAGGAATGGATATAACTTACATAGATAATACAGGTATTGAGGCAAAGGTTCCTCATGAATTAGTAAAGGGAAAACCAATTATAAGTGGATGGAATGATACAGATCAACCCATAAAAGCCCCAATGGAATTTACCCCCATGCCAACAATTTCTGGTATTGAAACTGTTAAAACTCAAGTTGGCTGTCAATTTAGGATAACTGGAATTAATGCCTCTCACCTAGTTCCATTATTAGGGTTTACGGGGAATAGTTTACAACCTTATACTGCGGGAGACGGAGTGGTAGAATTTGTAGCGAACACTGGTGATTCACACGCAATGAGAAATAATACCTATCCGCCCATAAGTGAAATAGGTATAGATAGACACAATAGTGGTAATTATAGTAAGTATTTTTACTTTGGTAAATTTGAACTTGATAAAACTCACATTGACGCAAGCGCAGGTTATGTGACTGGATATACAGTTATCACAGGAACGTTTAATGATCAGGTGGTAGGCACCGGTAATCCGTTCTTAATTTCACGTCATGAAATATTTAATAATGAATTGGGATATACCTTTGACGACTACAATAGTGAGTCTGGTGTGGATATAGATTTATTAAGACAGGATTTCATCCAGCTTCGCGAAACGTATGCTCTTCAAAATGTAAGTAAAATTACAGGAGACCAAACTACAATATCGGGTAGAATTCCAGTTATGATAGGGGTTACCCCAACTCGAGGCGACGGGGGTGTGCAGTTACATATTAGTGGTCGAAATGCACTCAATGTTACAGGGATTAAATTTATTGCTGACTCCGATGCAAGTGCCGAGTGTCATATGGATAGCGGCGTATTTATTCCCCAAACAACTGTGATACCTAGTCATGACCCCAATGCCATGACTCAAACGACTGAAACTATAACCGGCTGGCACTTTAACAGCGTTTACACAGGTGATGGAGGATATATCGACGTGGGAAGCCAAGTTCAGCTTTTTAAAATTTATCCTTGTGAAGAACTTAGAAATTTTGGGTCAGTAAGCATAGAATTAATGTATGATTCAGGTATTTGTATAACGGGGGCTTCTTAATATGGCACATGGTGGTTTTCATTTTACGTACGAGCCTGATATTTTTGTATCAGGAATAAGCCCGACCATTGTCCCCACGGGGGGAAAATTTTTGGTTACGGGATCTGGAGTGTGTTCGGCCACAGGGGTCAGAGCGTCTGACACTTGTGGCGGATGCTCTTATAATATTCCATTTGTTACAGGGTTTGGGCATAATGGTGGCTATTGTGTGGTAACGGGCACTCTTCCGGATATTAGCCCCGAAGCATTTATGACTCTCGAGGTCATGAATACGCGCAGTACGGGAACTTATTATCCTTTTGAGGTGGTTTCAAGCGCCCCGTGCATTCACAACTGTGAAGAGGTTGTAATTACAGGAAATTTAACTATTACTGGCGACCTAGGTATTTCAGGATCTATTCAGGGCGCAACCCCAGCACTAAGTCACGCGGGATTAGTATATTTAAATCCCCCCGTCAATAATATCCTGACTGGCTTCTTGGCTGTTGACGGAAATGGAAATGTCTTTCAGCGTCAAATTGACCCCACCGGAACCACTGGTCAGTATAACCCCGGTGGTGTTTTAATGATAGCGGGGTCTGGGTTACTAGGCGGTGGTGATGTAACTCTTAGTAGAAGATTCGATGTCGGTGAGGGAACAGGGGTTCATATAACAGAAGACGCTGTTAATGTAGATACGGGCATATTTATGCATACTGGTGCTGGATTCGTTGATTTCAACGCCTCTGTCGGCTTAACTGGTAAATTTCATACTGTTTCAGGAGATCACGTTCTAGCCGGTTACAATATGCAAAGTGGACGCATATTTTTAGGGGAAACAATAAATTTAGGTGTTGCCGTAGATGATGACACAATTGGATTCACGGGCGTAAGCGGGGATGATTTAGCTGTGTTTACTGTTATGAACAATGGGATTACCCCTGATAAGGTATCTTTTGGTTTCGCGGGTTCCAATATAAAAAGCGGCGCAGCGAATTCTGTAAGTGGGTATATTACAGGTGGTGTTGGGTTAAATGAGTTTATTTGGAGTGGCGACTCAAAGCAGGTTATTAATGTAGATCCTACTCAGGTAGTTATGACTACCGGAGATCAAGTCATTTCTGGCTTAAAAACTTTTTCGGGACAAGTTAATATTTCTGGTCTTGAAGTGTTTGGGCTTCTTACGGCTACAGGTGATGGTATATTTGTTTCTGATCTAAGAATAACTGGGAGTGTGTCAGGCGCAATGACCATGAAAAGTTTAAATATTTCTGGTATTAATTTTACCGATAGATATTTAACTTCAGAAATTGTCCCACCCAATCCTACTCAAAGTGACGGGTTGGAAATTTTTAATATAAATTATACGGCACAGGAAATTGGAAATTATTTAATACTAGATACCGAACTTAATTTAAGTGCTAAAGAAATTTGCAATGCTACTGTATCTATTTTTAGAGATAGCGAGGCAAACCCGATAAGGGCGTGGAACCAAACCATTTTTACTAATAATGCTTCGGACGTTTTTAATATGAAGTACTTTCATAGGGCTGAAGACACGGACCTTCACACTTATAAAATAAGGGTAGGGCGAAGAAAGACGCGGGGTTATAGTCCAATTTTATATATAAATAGAATGCAGTCATGGCCAGATATATATCCTTACGCATCGGGCTACCTAGGTGATGCGGCTGTTTCATCGTTTCTGATATCAGAAATTAAACCTCACCCAACAGGATCAAGGTGGTAAAATGAATCCCGATATAGAAGACATCCTAGCACATAAATATAGCGAATATCAATGGTCTATAAAAAATAATGACTATGGTACTTTGGAGTGGTCTCCAGAAAACAGTATCCCCAAACCATCTTACGAAGAGCTTATAGCACACAGCGAAGACGGAGGGGTTCAAACTGAAATAGCCGATGAGCGCGCGGTGGACATGAGACAGTCACAGATTATTGAGCACTGGCCCATCACAAAGCAGTTCGAAGCCATCACCGAAAATGCTATGGGTAGGCCAGAAAAATTAAATGAATTAAATGATTTTATAATGAAGACAAAGGAAGACTTTCCTAAATCTTAATTTTTTGGATTCTATCTAATAATTCAAATATCTTGATATTGGGAATATCACTTACTGAGGAAAAGTCTTCTGCGTTAGGGTAATCTTCTTTTTCTAGTTTTGTTTTTATTTGGGTGAAATTGATATTTTTTTCACCCATAAGCTTAGACAGAAGGGCTTTTGGATCAGAAATGTCTATAGTTGTAGTCTCCGCTTGGGCTCTTTGTGGGGCCGTTGGATTAACTGCAATCTCGTCTTGGGCGACAACATTAATTTTTAGAAAGTTACGAACGCAGCGAACAAAAGCTCTGTTCTCCGCGATAGGCCCAAGGAAACTCTGACCAAAGCCGTGAGTATTATGTGGTCCAGCATCTCCTACGGATGTAAATACGACGTCGCTACCTTCGGTCTCATAATTTGGAATCCAAGTTATTTCACAAGAAGCAACCACATAATCCGAGGAGGGGCTATGGAGGGAATATCTTACATTCGTGAAGCCACGAATCTGGGCAAGTTCTTTTATGCCGCCTAAAAGGATGCAAAGGTCACGGTCTTGAAGCTTAGAAACTTCACTTGTATTAAGTTTTTTGCTTGGATTGGGATAAAGCCATTTGTCTTTTAGCATCGAGCGCCAATCGATAAAACCATCCTCATTGAAAATGTAATCAACGTCTTCAATTAAGCCATACTCATTGCGTGTAATAAGTTTCGGAGGAGTACACTTTGATTTTTTCTTAGCTACCATATACAAAGGGTAGCTCTTTTTAATCTCTTTGTCAAGTTTTCTTTGCTAGAATGTAATATTCATCCAGAGCTTCCCAGAATTCAGGGCTATCAATAATAGGCAGCGGAGAGGGGTCATTTGGATCACTGGGGACTCCCTTTTTCCATGCGGCTTCAGATTTATAAGTTTTTCCCTTGCTAATTAATACTCTTTTGGATTTATAAAAAAGATTTTTATCTTTTTGGTTTTTTATTTCTTGAATGTCTTCCTCAAGAGCCGTGGGCGGGATTTGAATGACACCAAAATCCATATAATGAATTTTAGCTTCTTCGATCTTTTTCTCCTCCATCTCGCTCATCAAAATAACTGGGAAACCAATTTTTACCACCTCTGATATAAATGTCGGATCATGATCCTCTTCTACAAAATATACAAATTCTTTTATATTTTCTTTAAATTGATTTAAAATCTCAAATTTTATGGGTTTTGTGGTAATGATGGAGCATTTTCCCATCGAAAGCTGGGTGGCTAACGCCTCCTCATTAAATTCTAAATCCATCCTTACAATGATAGACTCAATATTCATTGAGCTTATATTAGCTACGCAGTCCGGTACCAGTTCTACTATCGAATGATTATAAAAGGACCCCTTTCTGATCGTTTTTAAATTTTTATTACTTTTAATATTTAAAAGATTTAAAACCGCTTCAGTAATATCTTCTGGGTTAAATTCGTTTATGCTCTTAGGGTCTTCCTCGGCAGAAAAAGAAGGTTTTTCTCCATTTTCTCGAAGAGGTTCAAAGAGAGCTATGTCTTCTTGTCGGCTCCAGTACGGGCTGCAGTTGGCAGCATAATTATTAGAGTAAAGGCACACTATTTTTTTATCAAATCCAGATGCCACATGGGCAGGAAAGCTATCTACCCCAAGATGAAGCATGCATTTCGATAAAAAATAAGCAGTTTGATTTAGATTTGCTTGCCCCTGAGAGTGCAAGCACCCCCTAAGGGGTATATCCTCTTTAACGCCTATCTGTAGAATTTTAATGTCTTCTTTTTCCAACACCGGAAGCAAGATATCCACCACGTCCTGCCAGTAGTCGTAGCATTTTGAGGGGTATTTACTGTTCGGGTGCAACGTGATAAATCTTTCCGTGTCTAATGGAAAAAATTTTTCGATAATATATGGCTTATCTATTTTAAGGCCACAGTTTAAAGCATATGTTTCAACAAGGTGCATGATTAATCGTATTTATAGTCTTTGTAGGCAATTTTATCTTTCCCATTGTGAAGATAGGTTAAGAACTTCTGGGTCGTTCCGTAGGGCAAGAATGCAATTTCAAAGAACCCTTTATTTTTCCCCTGACCCTCTAACCAAGGTAGGCTGTCCATTTGAGGGATGTAAGGGATAACCTTATGAACAAAAGGATTACCGTCCAGAATGTCAAAATACTGCTCTTTAACAGCTACATATAGATTATAATCTGGATAAAGTTCTTTTGCAGATTTAAAAAGGCTTGTGGAAAGGTATATATCACCAATACTCTCGGGCATTACATATAAAAGCCTTTTTCCTTCATCGTCTTTATCTAGAACTTCAGAAAACTCAACTTTTTGATTTTTTTGATTATCTTGTATTGCCACCCTGCGAAAATAGTCCACAATAGTTGCGCGGGTAACCTTTTTTTCAATTTCCTGCATCCAGTATTGATGACCACTATCTTGATCATCAACGTCCATTTTTAAAATCTCTTTATATACATGGACTAACCACTCGGAGTCACCCGCAATATCTTTTAATTCAGCGTTTGGATTCTTAGTTTCCTCTTCAAAAGAAAAATCATATTTGATTATGGGCATATTATCGAGTTGATCTTCAATAATTTTACCCACGGCACTAGTGGAAAAGTTTTTAAGAGCCCACTCGCGAGCCTTCCTCCCCCATTCTAACCGTCTTTCTGGTTTCATGGTGAAAACAGTTTGTAGATTTTTAGAGATTGAAAGGGGAGAGGTAGAAGCTTTAATAAACTCTGTGCCATGCTCTCTGTATTCTGTCCACTCGAGGGGTAACGAGTAAGCCTCATCCTCGCACATCTCTTCCCCACAGCTATAGTCGGTCACTAGGGTTACAAGCTCAGCAAACTTTGCTTCTTGTATAGGAATTTCTTGACCGCCCGAAGTGAATGGGTGACAATATACGTCCATTAAGTTATAGACTTCATTTAATTCTTTTTCTGTAACACCCGTATTTACATTGGTAGTAATTTGTCCTTTTTCAGAACCACATGAAGGACAGGTTAAATCTTGACCTGTGAAGCTTTTAACCTCGTAATTCCCACAGTCTTTACACACATAAGTTGTAAGGATTTCGGACTCGGGGATACCATATTCTTTTGCGAGCTTCATAATACCCCACCCCTCTCCAAAGTGGGTATGAAGAAGCAGTTTGGTGGGGGATTTAATTTTACTTTTTGTTTTCCATAATTTATAACCCTCTAATAAATTAGGAACAGATTTTCTTAATTGATTTCGAAAAACAAATCCAACTACAAAAGTATCTGGGGAAATATTAAATTTACTTCTTAGCTGTTGACGCTTTTCATCTTCAATTCTAAAGAAGCAACTATCCTCAACTGCACCATGAACGGTTTTGACATGTTTGTGACCGAGCTTGTGCATCTCCTTAGTGGCGAAATTGCTCCATATCCAATAATTTTCAATTTCAGATGCCCTGTCAGTGGCAGTTGGTAAAATCGGCAGAGAGTCAAGGGTGGTCCAAATTATGGAATTAATTTTTTTAAACCAGCGTCGCCCCACAGCAAAATCAACCCCCCAAATATCTTGAACTGCAATATAAATATCAGGTTCTTCTTCTTCAATTATGCGATCAAGATAGTGAGAGCCATAATTAGCAGACCTAGCTAGTCCGGGATCTCGGTTAAGGTGCTGGATTTCTTGGGGGTTGTCAGGAAGACAACCAACCGATTTCCAAGGAGTTCGTTTAAGTTCGGGATTAGACCAATTCATGCCACAGCAGTAATGGACGATATCATATTTATTTGTTTTATATAAATAAGATAAAATCGCCTTGGCATTTCTTCCAAAACCGGTTTTAGCCAAAGCGTAGTCGCTTTGAAAAACTATTTTTT